CGGAGAGCGAGAAGGAGACACAAGAGTTCAAAAAGTTGCACGCCGCCCTCATTGCCAAGGCCAACGCCGGCGCGGGCGTGAACATCCAGCGGCTGATCGCCCAGTGCGACAACTCGCCCCGCCGCATTTATGACGAACTGATGAAAGCCAACCGCTAAACGCACGAGACTATGAGAAAAGCATTGTCAGTGACAGACATCTGCCGGAAGAGCTACGAGACGTTCCCCTTCGAGGGGGCGTGGTTGGAGGCATTCGGCTGTCCTGAACGCGTGGGCACGTGGATAGTGTGGGGGCAGTCGGGCAGCGGCAAGAGCACCTTTGCGGTGCAGCTGTGCCGCGAGCTAAGCCGCTTCGGCAAGGTGCTGTACGACAGTTTGGAGGAGGGCACCTCGCTGACGTTCCGCAACAAGATCGCACAGCTGCAGGATGTGGAGCGCGGCCGCTTCCAGGTGGTGAGCGAGCCGGTGGACGCGCTGAAGGAGCGGCTCGCCAAACGGCGCAGCGCGGATTTCGTGATCATCGACAGTTTCCAGTACACCGGCCTCGACTATCGCAGCTATTTGGCCCTGAAACAGACACTGGCCAGCAAGTTGCTGATCCTGGTGTCGCACGCCGACGGCAAGCTGCCTTCCGGACGCGCCGCCAAGAGCGTGATGTATGATGCCTCGCTGAAGATCTGGGTGGAAGGCTACCGCGCCTACAGCAAGGGCCGCTTCATCGGCGAGAACGGCGGGGTTTACACCATCTGGGACGAGGGGGCGCAAATCATTGGCTAATGATGAATGATGAATTATGAATGCTGAATGCTGAATAAAATTAACCTTAATAATCACCAAAATTTCAAAGTTATGTGTACAACAGTTTATTATCCGAGAATCAGAAAAATCATGTTCTACGGCGACGACGGAGTGGTTTCCGGCGGCATGATCGGCGGCATCGCCAAGGAGAAGTTTCACCGGCTGCTGAGGTCCGGGAAGTTCCCGAGAATCAGTCTGCGCAAGAAGGTGCGGATCGCATTGAGAGGAGGTGCGAGATGAACGCCGTGGCCCCGAACCTGAGAACCGCCGACCAGAACCGCAAGCTGTGGTGGCTGGCCGGGCAACTGGGCATCGACAAAGAGGCGATGGGCGACATCGTGCTGGAGTTTACCGGCGGTCGCACGTGCCACACTTCGGAGCTCTCCTTCTTAGAGTGCCGCGAGATCACCGAGTTCATGCAGAGCACGCTGGTGCCGGGCGGGAAGAGGAGGAACACGGAGCGCGAAACCGAGCGCGATATCCTGGACCGCAAGCGCAAGGGCGTGATCCGCGCCATCTTCCGCTGGCTTGAGCTGCGCGGGGTGAAGGCCTCGATGGAGTATGTGAAGGCCATCGCGTGCCGCGCCGCCAAGCGCGACCGCTTCAACGAGCTTTCCTTAGGCGACCTCACCCGCGTGTATGCGGAGTTCTGCCGGAAACAGGAGACGGTCGGGGCGATGGCGGATGTGATGGAGGGGATTGCAATGCAGAATTAAGAATTATGAATTAAGAATTATGAATTATGGAACAGACAAAAGAAAAAACTGGTCGGAGAGGCGGCAGAGGGTTAAAGCCCGTACTACATTTTCGTATTCTCGAATTAAACAATGAAAATCCGAATATTACAGCCCCCGAAATCCAAAACATCATCAAAAGAGAGTTTGACACGAAAATAAGCTTGACAACTATCAATTCGCATAGAAATAACCCCGGAGCATACGCTCACCTCTATCAAAAAAAGGAAGAATCTGTCTGTAATAATACGGCACAAACCGACACTCCTTTGAGTGCTGAAGAAATCGCCAAAGCTGTCAAACTCTACACGGAGCTGAAAAAGCTCGGAATTACGCTCCTATAACTTTTAACATCACCAATTAAAAACCAAAGAAATATGAATGCAATTACAGAAACAAGAAGAAGGCTCCTGAATGACGGCTACAAGTTCATCCGCACTGGCGACAGTGATGCCAACAATGGAGGACAACACAAAATCAAGATCTGCGGCGGTGACGATTCGTGGGGAACATGGAGAGTGCATAGCAAATGGCCGTCAAAAGCAGCCAGAGACCGTGAGATGGTCAGGCTGGTGCATGAAGAGAAGTGTCTGTGTTTATACGGTATTTAATCACCAATTAAAACCAAAAAGTATGATTGCAGAAAAACGCTACTTATTCAAGCACCGGCTATCTCAAAAGAGCAGTTTTGTACGGATTGCCGAGGCCGTCAGGGCTCTCGGATACGAGCTGAAAACCGAAAAAAGAGGGGTGACCATAACATGGGAGACACCATTTGTTAGCGACCCAACCAAGACAATGTTCCACAGCCAGGGACTTATTGACGAAAGAGTGCCGGAATGGCTCAACGAACAGCTTGAAGAACATGGACTCCTTAAAACACAACAATCGGAAATTTAATCACCTTAAAACCTTAAAATTATGGCAAACATAACCTTTAGAATTAAACATGTATCATCAGGCGATATGGTTAAAACTACAATTACACTTAAAGAGAGCGCATCTCTTACCATATCGGAAGTAGAATCATTTATCAAGACCTTCTATGGAGACAGCTATGAATTAGTTGACAGAGAAAAACTAATGAGAAGATTGGAAAGATTAAATACAAAATCCTAAAGTCAATCACCAATTAAACCCAAAAGAATTATGATAGAAAATCTATGCAAATACAGTATATGTGATAGACCTGGAGGAGCTATTATAGAAGAGAAGGCACCAGACAATTACGAGCTTATGGAAAAAATCAACGAATTGATAGATGCCGTAAATGAATTACAAAGAATCCAGGGTACTGACGATCTGGCTCGAAAGCGAGAAGCTGAAAGTGTATGAGCAGCAAGCGCAGGATCCTGAGAAAATTGCGTGCGATAAAAGATTAATCACCAGTTAAAAACCGATTAAATATGGCAAAGACAAGAGAAAAGAAGACCGTTTACAGCGGCGTGAAACAAGAAGAAATGGAAACTGCTTTCGCTGACTATGCAAGAGCGGATGCAAGAATCCAGAAAATCAACGCGACCATGGACATTGAGATGACCAGGATCCGCGAGAAGTGGCAGGACGAGCTGACCAAGCTGGGCGAGGTGAAGGAGAAGTCCTTCGACATCCTGCAGGCCTACGCGATGGAGAACCGCGACGAGCTGTTCAGCAAGCGCAAGAGCTTGGAGACCACCCACGGCACCATCGGATTCAGAACCGGCACTCCGAAGCTGAAGACCTTGAAGGGATTCACCTGGGCGAGCGTGCTGACCATGCTGAAGGAGTTCCTGCCGGGGTATGTGCGCACAGTTGAAGAACCCGCCAAGGACAAGCTGCTGGCCGACCGCGAGGACGAGGAGGTGGCCGCCCTGCTGCCCAAGGTGGGCGTGGCAGTGGTGCAGGACGAGACGTTCTATGTGGAACCGAAGAAGGAGGAACAATAGAGGACAACCAACCAACAATCCGTATTATGAGGGTGTACATTGCAGGCAAGGTCAGCGGGCTTCCCAAGGGCGAGACGTTCATCAAGTTCGCCCAGGCGGAATATTGGCTTCGGCAGCAGGGGCACGAGACGGTGAACCCTTTGCGGCTGTGCTCGTCAAGCTGGACGTGGGAGCGGTGTATGAGGGTGTGTATCCCGGAACTGATGAAGTGCGACGCCATCTGCCTGCTGCACGACTGGGCGGAAAGCAGAGGGGCGGTGTGGGAATACCACGACGCACAGATGCTGAAGATGCCGGCGATGGTGTACAACCCACGAAAGAGTTAGTAGTATGAGTAGATATCTATTGACATTCCCCGGAATTGAAGGGGAGATTGAATTTGTGTATGATGACGGTGAGATTCTGCAAAGTGTCACATTCAGCGGAAATTTCCCGATAGACATGAGAGGTGCGATATTGCGCACTGCGCCGACAACACCGGAACGGCTACAGAGTATCAACTGGAAGACCGGCGTTGTCACCCCTATCGAGGCGATGGTGACGTTCGAGATGTTCTGGGATCGTTACAATGACAAAGCGCGGTCGAGCAAGGTGAAGACCGAGCGGGTGTGGAACAAGATGCCGGAGGGCGAACGCACGAAGGCCTACCGCTACATCAACCGTTACAAGAGTTCCATCCCGCAGGGGGTGTGCATGAAGTACGCGACAACGTATCTGAACGACCAGATGTGGAACAACTGAGCAATGCTGAATGTTGAATGTTGAATGTTGAATGCTGAATAAACAATTCACTAATCACCAATCACAATTATGAGCAAATTCAAGATTAAACTGAACCAGATGGAGATGAAGACTTTGGGGTCGTGCTGTGTGTATGCGGCGCGAAACACAGGGAGGGTGGAGTGTGTGGCCGGACTCGCCATCTTGGAGACATGCGAGCGGCTGTGGAGCCGGATGCGGAACATGTACCGCCCGGATCGCGACAAATACACCCTCCGCCTGGGTGCGATGGAGGTGCATACACTCACCGCCACCGTGCTGCCCGCAATGCGGGATATGGACGAGCCGCTTGTGCACACCATGGGCTATGCCTTTGCCGAAGAGCTTCGCAAACAAAGCGAACGCGAGATCAACATCTACAACGCGATGCGCTATGGTGACGCTTGACCTGATATACGGCGTGATGACGAACTTCTACCATCAGACGTTCCGGCTGTCGAAGTCGCGCAGCCCGAAGGTTGCGGAGAAGAAGCAGATGTTCGCTATGCTGGCCAGGCACTACGGCCACCGGGTGGTGGACATCCGCGACTACATGGGCTGGCGCAACCACGGCAGCGTGTGCCTGGCGGTGCGCCGGATGCAGGGTTTCATCGATGTGTATCCGAAAGTGCAGCGCGAGGCCGTGGAGCTCCTCAACAAGGTGGACGAGGCCGCCGGCCAGAAGTATCTGGAATTTGATTCGGCGGTCTGACCCGGAAAAATTATTAACAACATACGATTAACGCCCGCGAAATGCGGGCGTTTTTGTATTTTTGCGGCGTAGCAATCAAAAAAACTATGGAATACAACCGCGCCAATCATATCCAACGCTATATCAACGTCCAGCAGATTGTGATGGACCACTACGATCCCGACGTGACCACGTATGCGGGCATTTGGCGCAAATATGTGCTGCCGGTCTATCCCATGACCTACAAGCGGTTCATCGAAATCATCAACATGCCGAGGCTGAAGGAGCAGCTGGCCGTGGAACGGGCGAAAAAGAACCCCGTGGCGGCGAACCAGCTGGATCTGTTCACAGACGACGGATCGCCGGCGTGACCGCCTGGACCTCCACCGTTTCCTTGCCCGCTTTCTCCACCGTGAACGCGGTGCGGTAGGTCATCACATAGACCTCCGCGCCCTCCTTGTCGAGCATATCGACGCGCTGGAGGTTGGTGCGCATCATGGGGGAGAAATGCTGGCCGTCGGAGAAGAGCTGCAGCGCCTGGTGGATCTCGTCGAGGAGTTCGATGACGGCGTAGGCGTTCTCGCGGCGGGGAGCCTGGGCGGAGGAGCGCACCAGCCGGATGTCGGCCACGGTGACGGTGATGTCGGCGTCGCCCTGCTGGAAGCCGCGCCCCATCTGCTTGAAGTCGGCGTTGGCCATGTCGATGAGGGCGCATGGGAACTTCACGGGCGGGTTCTCGAAACGGAGCTGCCCCCAGTCTTTGTCGATGTATTTGAGGGCGGGTATTTCGGACAGTCTGTCCTGGATTGCGAGGAAGATGTTCTTCATTCTGAATGGTTATTGGTTATGGGTTATTGGTTATTGAAGCTTTCTTTATCGGAAGTTTTTGGCCATGCGTTTGAGTTCGGCTTCGATGTTGCGTTTGGCGGCGCGGTCGATGGTTTTGTCGAGGCCGGGGTATTCTCCGAGGAACTGCCGCTGGGGGATGGGGATTTTGATTTTGGATCCGGGCTTCACCAAGGCCATGTATTTGTATTTGGTCAGCCCGGTTTTCTTGAACATGGCCCAGAAGTACTTTTTCATCTTTGGTGTTACCTTGGTGACGATGGTACCGCCTTTGTTGTGGATGGCGGAATAGGGAGTGGAGGAGGTGAAGGTGAGGCTGTGGCCCGACACCCTGGAGCGGATGGAGCGCCGCAGGGTGCCGGTGTTGTTGAGATGGGTGGCCACGCCGTCTTTGCGGGGTTTCCACTTCTTGCCGAAGAATCCGCCTCGAGAGAAGTTTTTGTCGAAGTGGTCGGTAAGGTCCACGCGGAGGTCGGAGAGGATGTTTTGGAGGAGGTTGTTGGGCATAATGGTTTTGCTGTTATTTGGGCGCAAAAATAGCAAAAGCCCGCGAAGGGGCGGGCTTTTGTAGGGTTTTTGTTAATAACTTTAATTTATTGGACTTGTTCGTCAATGATAATTTTAAATTCTTCCAACATATCAGACGCATAAATCAGACGCATTATCTCAGGTGAGGATAGATATAGTATTTTGACATTTTGCTTCGATTCTTTTAAAGCCTGCAAATAGACAGTCTTTGTGATGCTACCCGTCGTAAAGACAACACCTAAATCAGAATCACCCGCAGAACTTGCGACCTTATCTTTGAAAACAATAAAGTCATTCTTTACAAAACCGGTATCGGGCTTGTTTTTGCATTCAACAAAAATATATCTTTTGAACTTAGAGAAAAATTTGTCCTCAACATCATTTCTGACAACCAAATCTATTTCATTAGAGGCGGAGTCTCGTATACGAGTTTCGATGTGCTTAAATCCCATTTGGCGAAAAAGTACAACAACAAAGTTTTCAAATCTCTTTCCTTTAAGGTATTTGTCGGTCTCGTTTTTTGCCTCTGCAAATAAGTCTTCCATTACTTGAATTGTGATGGGATTTCCTGGTTGGTTGAAATATTTAAGAATGATGTTTTTCAATTTCGGTACCCATTGCGCAAAATCCTCTTTTTCGGAAATAGCTAGAATTTTGTTTTGGGCAATATATTCGTTCAACTTGGTGATATATTCGCCGGTATATGCGGAAACGGCTATAATCTTGGCATACGGATTGATGACCATGATTTTGTCTATTATGTCGAAACCATCCGTTGCATATCTATCCATCCGCAAGTCCACGATTGCCACGGAGAAAAACACATCCTCAATTTTGTTTTTAATATCCTCTTCCTCAAAGGCGAAAACGATATTGCAGTCTGGAATTTCCCGATGTAAAGCGTTGGCAAGTTGCTGTGCCTGTAACTGCTCATCATCAATGATAAGAATGGTGTTGTTCATTTTTATAGATTGTTTAATTTAAATTTCACCGAAAAACATTTCACATAATCTTTAAGGTCAGAATCTTCCAGCAAAACATCCCCACCCATTTCCTTTAATACGCTTTTTGCGTGAAAAAGGCCAATACCAGTGCCATTTGTGGTGGAAAAACCATATTCAAAGATTTTCTCCTTGTTTTCATCAGGCACAGCTGATCCATTGTCGTAAATCCTTATTTCACAAAAATCATCCGTAAAACAACCTTTCACAAATAGAGATTTATTCGAGATGCTTTTCATAGAGTTAATCGCATTGATAATCAGATTCAGAATAACCTGAACAAGAGTTTGCATAGGCTGGTGAATCAACAGGGTGGATTTCCTGTCATAATCAAAATCATAAGAAATCTTCTCTTGTTGAAGTTGCCCCCTCGACAACATCTCTGCCGCAGTAAGAATGTCCGGCAGAGTTGCATCCGGATTGTTGGAGGAAGGTATGATTTTGGAAAAGTTACCCAAAGAACCCCTCAGCAGGGACAAAGCTGTCTCTAATTGTTGAAGCACTCCAATTTCTATGGTGCCATCTTGGTGAGCATTGAAAATAATGCCATCAAGTCCTTGGATTGCATTTTTCATATCATGCCGGACAAAATTGGAGAGATGTTCCACATGTTGGTCATTCGCTTTGTTTATAACGCGAATAAGATTTCTATGGCGTTCCAAATCAATGGACAGCCTCTCCAGCTTTCGGGCCATTATCTCTGGATTGGTTCTTCTGGGTTGTTGGTATTTTTTGTTTCTTTTGGTTGCCATATATCGTCCTTTACATATTAACAAAACTTGCCCGCGAAAATACAATTTTTTCATCACCATTTGTTTGGTATTGTATTTTTTGTATTTTTGCGGCGTTTGTTAATTAAGAATAATGGGACACCTTGTTGATTATCAGAAACCCGTGTTTTTCGGCTGTGAGGATTGCATACACTATATCGGAACAGGTAAGTGTAAAGCATTTGATCTCATACCGATTGATTATTTTGATATTGGCGAAAAGCACAAAGAGGTGATTGATGGCCAAAATGGCGATTATGTCTTTGAGACCACCAAAGAGCGCCAATACGACAGGGTATATGAGGTTGAAGAGTAGTTTCATTTTTTCCAGTTTGTCTTTTTTACAATGAGTTCGCCCACAGCCTTTGCGATGTCACGTGGTTTCGGGTTGTTTAGATATTCACTCCAAGCCTCCGCTATAAACTCCTCTTTCGGGTCATAGCTTTTAGATGCATAGGATTGTTTGTAGGCATAACGAGAAAGATTGTCTTTAATATAATCCTTGCCTTGTTTTTCCGCATCACTGAATATTTTCAGAAATTCAGAGTCGTTTTTCAGGCCGATGGTCTCATCTATCTTGTGACCAAGTTCATGGTCGAATACTGATTTTACAGTATTACAGCCATTAGGATGCCATTTTGCATTCACATCAGAATCAAGCTGCTTTTTCACCTTGTCGCCTCTCCACGATGCGTTGAAAGCGATACCATTTAGGTCGAATTTTGTGGACGGAGCAGAATAGGCATACGTATCTGAAGAGATAGAGGCATATTGGTTTGCTTGTTTTCTGGCCGCTGACTGAATAGCAGAGTCTGGGAAAGATGGAAATCTTGCTTTAAGCTCTTGATAAAACTTGTCATAAAACAAAGCTTTGCGCCCTTGCATTGAACCCACAAACTTTATATGTTTCTTTAGGTCTGGATATTTGTCAAAATGAGTGGCCACACTACTGTATATATCCTGAATCAGCCCCATATCGTTTTTTGTGAATCCCTTGAAATTACATGTCACACCAAGATTTTGGGCAATCTCTTTTTCAACATCACTAACTGTTTTAGAATTTAGTTTGTAAGAGTTAACTGCATTCGCATTCTGCCGCACAACCTGCTGGACGGCTTGTTGTGCGCTCGTGGATGCTTTGAAATAGGGGTGCTTGGGCGGGAAGATCTTTTCCTGCTTGCCGGGGTTGAAGCGGAAGATCTGCTTCTTGGGAGTGTCGGTGCAGTTGGCGCCGGCGGCCATGGCAGCGGTGGAGTCGCTGCGGGGGTATTTGCCCTGGCGTACCTGCACGGCGGTGCAGCGGCAGTTCCAGCCGTTGGGCGGGAGGTAGGAGTCCCAGAAGGGGTCGGAGGGCGGCAGGGTGATGCCGTCGAGAGCGGCGTGCTCCTCGCGCACACGGGAGTCGCCAGCGGTGCGGTACTGCAGGTCGTAGCGGTCGCCTTCCTGTTCCCACTCTTTCCACTTCACGGCCATCTGCGTGGAGGCTGTGGCGAAGTTGTACTCCGCCTGCAGGTAGTTCCGGTTATAGACTTTGTTTATCGTTTCAACGTCCTTTAAGAACTGTTGAAAGGGTTTGAAATTGCCGTCATCACCCTTGAGCATCCGGGAGGCCTCCACGAGCTCGTGATGGGTCTTGAATCCGGAGAAGAAGAAGATGTTCTGGTCGAGGGTGGCGGTGAGCTCCTCGGGGATGTCCTGCGTGATGGCGAGGTCGTCGAGGGGTTTTGCCAGAATGCGGCGGGTTTCCTCGATGGCGGCACGCGGTTCTGGATCGGTGAGCCGCTTGGGGTCGTAGCCCTTCTGTTTGTGCAGCCATTCAACGAGGCGTTGCCAGACAGAGGGGTTGTATTCGGGGGCGGGGGCGTTTGAGTTAAGAGTTAATAGTTGAGAGTTAACAGTTGCGGGCAGCCCGTAGAGGTGCTGCAGGGCGTGGTGGAAATCGCGGTAGGTGGGCGTGTGGTGGACGCCCGTCAGACGAAAAAACGGTCGTCGGGGGCGGCCATCGCCGGGGCGGCGGGGAATTCCTTCTTGCCGAGGATCTTGACGTTGTATTTCTCGGCGAAATACTGCGGGTCAACCTCGTAGTTGTCGAGCAGCATCCGTTCAATCTCAATCTGCTGCTCCGGAGTGTAGTCGGGGTATTCGTCCCAGTCGAAGCGGCAGCCCTGGAGGGGAAAACCGTGCCGGATGAGGAACGGGAAGAGGCGGTGGTTCACGGTGTCGCGCACCATGTCGGCATCCGCATCGATCAGATTCTGGAGCACCTTGAGGTGGACTTCGGACTGCGACAGGGAGCTGCCGTTGTCGATGGTCATGGTCTGGCCGAGGATGGCTTTGGAGATCTCGGAGTTGGCGCGGTCCACACGGCGGTCATAGACGTTGAAGGCGTCGCCGCGTGTGGTCTCCTTGATTTCGAGCTCGGTGCCTTCGGGGAAGAGCGCCCAGCCCGCCGCGCCGAGATCCTGCAGGAACTTCTCGGTCTTGTCGATTTCCTTCTGGTCGCGGGAGGCGGTCTTGCCTATGCGGATGGGCATCCCGAAGATCTCTCCGAACATGTCCCAGTAGGCGAGCATGTTCTTTTTGGAGATGCACTGCGGGGTGATTTTTAGCAGGATGCCGAGGTCGTTGTGCCGTCCGGCTTCCACGCAGGAGGCGGCGAACACACCCTCGCGGAAGGGGATGCCACGCCGGGGATCATCGCCCACCTCACGCACCACCACGCCGTATTCGGGGATGACGTGCGAGCGCGGCACCAGTTCGCAGCTTTCGAAGGCGGGATGTCCGTCGGCGGTGGTGAGACTGTTGAACTGCACCAAGGAGTGACCGTAATAGACACTGTCAAGAGTGAGGTCCAAGAAGTCCTTGAACCACGGTGATTCCAGCATCTCGGTGAGTTCGGGCTTCTCGTTGCCGTTGCGGTCGGCCACCTTGAAGGTTTTGCGCATGACGAAATTCTTGCGCTGGGTGACGCAGCCGTTCAGGTGCGCGTCCACCATGGCGTCGCGGTAAATGTCGTAGAGGCGGAACCGCTGGGGGTTGTCGGGGTTGATGGCCATCTGCCAGGCGTAGCGCCAGAAGGCGATGTCCTTCTTGGTGAGCTGCTCTGCGTTGGTGCGCAATTCCACCAGCAGGGAGCGGAGTTTCTTATTTGAGGGTTTGGTGGTCATAGGTTCGCTGTTTGAGGCCCCACACTGCGGCTTCGCCTTGTGTGGGGTTAATTGCACTTCGTGCGTTTTGCCTCTTCGAGGCTGTTTAAGGAATTATGTTTTAATATATTGGGCATTTCAGTAATCGTATTGCTGCTTTGGCATAGAACCGTAGCGCATGGGCTGCACGTATTCGCCGTTCTCGTCGGTGGCGGCGGGCAGGTCGGGGGTGATGGTTCCGGCGGCCACGCGGTCGAGCCATTTCACGGCACGGTCGTAGCGTTCCTTCACGGGCTCGTAGATGATGTCCACGTTGGAGAGCCGGATGATGTACCACAAGGCGATGTCCTTGGTAATCTCCACGAGCAGCGGGTTGCGGTCGGCACCGGTGGCGGCGAAGGCGGCGGCGGTGTTGTAGCGCGACGACAGGTAGCCGCGCACCTCCTCGGTGGCGGCCTCGATGGCCATCTGCAGAATGGTGGCGTCGTTTTCCACAATCTGCTCCAACTGGTAGCTGTAGGCCACGGATCTGAGTTCCTCTTCCTGGATGAACATAGCTAATAGGTTTTGTAGATGGCGGCCGCCTCG